CGGTTGGCCAACCGATAGATTGCTGCTTCGTCATAGGGAATTTCCTTTTGATAAATTGGTGTAACGTCGAACCCCTGGAAGTAATGCTTGCCACAGGACTCGAAAAAGTTTCCGTCGATGAAGGTCTTCTGCTTATTAGGCAGGAAACCGACATACTCAAGAAGCTCGATGAGAAGTGGAGCGTACGCTCGGGGCACAATGATATCATCACCAAATACAGCAATGTCCTTTCTTTCCTCTAAGGGGACGCAAGCGGCCGCCAACGCGTAAAAGAGCAAGCTCTCTAACTCGAAGGTAAAGCCGTTCCCCATTGCGGAGAACTTCTCGAATTCGAACCAGGCGCCGTCTACCGTAAATGACTTGCTACGCAAGCTATCGAGGTAAAGGTACCAGTCCAGTGGAAGAAGTTCAAGGACGAGACCATGTGACATGGTATCGCTAGCGCTTTCCAGGTCGATTGTTGAGTAGCCGTTGGTGTAAGCCAAGCGAGCTAACTCTTGATTTCGACTTTGGTCGTTCAAATCGATACCATACTTCTTTAACGATGATCGAATTACCGCGCCGGCGCCCTTCTGCAACATAACGTTAGCAGAGGGCTCGACGCAGATACTTCGATCTGTCTTAGAAGTCTTTGGAACCGTTATAAGTCTTGACCCCTGAACAATCTCGAAACATGTATGTAAGAGACTGAAGGGACCGTCAGGCAGGACACCGTACCTCGTTTCAAAGAGGTGCGGGTCGTTGCTGAGTAGTGCTCTTGCGAGCCCAAAACTATCGGCAGTGACCGAGATACGATCCTCGCGGATCTTGTTAGCCCAGTTCGCCTCCTCCCCTTTCAAGGAGAAAGTCGCACCAGGCCCGAACCGACAACTCATCGCCTCACGGCAACGCGTGACATCAGGCAGAATCCTCCTTATGACCTGCTGAGCCCTCGAAATGAGGGACTCTAAGCGGCCGTTGGGATTGGTTCGAAGCCTAAAATTGTCATTTGTAGACCGGCAATGAAGCTCAGCGCGAATAAATGCGCTGAACGCCTCCTTCTTTAGGGAAGGATCTTCTTTCAGTGGCTCTAGTTTTCGCCCGAAGGCGTAGACACAGTAGTCCTTAGAGAAGCTATAGGAATTGTCATAACGTGTTGGATCAAAGGTTACGGAACTTAGGGCTTTAAACCCCTCAGCTCGAACTTTGATTAACACACCTAACGAGTACGAAGAATCTGCGTAAACGCAGATTTGCTCGAACACCTTAAACAAGTGTTTGTGAGCAGCGTCCTTAGAGAAAGTCTGCATATGCATGATTTTCTCCCTGTGCTTACAGGAGGGTCTTGAAAAGCGGACGGAGTTTCCCACCATTGCTCTTGCAAACGGTGAGTTCTCCGCCATGCCCGTTAGGGCTAGCCATTTCAGTGAACTCCAGAGCATCAGCCGAAGCTAATACATCATAGAGAGCCACCTGCAACGCAGCGAGGGCATCCTTATCATTGCGCTTTAGCGCACGATGAGCCCTTCTGAGATCACGCATAAC